AAGCTACGATTGAGACACCTATTCCCATAAGACCTAATAGACCAGAAAGACCTAATCAACAGAACCGTAGTTTAGGTTTGGACGCTCGATCAGTGAATTTATTTCCACAGTCAGGTATATTAGAAGAGGTTTCTCAAAACAAAACTCAAGTTTTAACCACATTCATAGACGATTTTCATCATGAAGAGGCTTCCTATGACCAGGACATGGACAATACTCATTACAGCGTTGATACGGATGAGGTGTCCATTTCTAAGTTTTTATCGAGGCCTATCAAAGTTTTTTCGCAGATTGTTACTGTTGGTGCCACTGCGCCTACGGCTCCTTTATTCATTAATCCTAGTACATTTTTTACTAACAAACGAGTGATGAACAGAATTAACAATTATCGTAACCTTAAGTGTGATTTGTGTTTTCGCTTTATGATTAATGGAACGCCTATGCATTACGGTAGATGGATGGCTACTGCAGTTAGTAACACTTCTAATGACACATTGTTAACTCCTGCAACGTTGGTTAACTTGGTACCATCTAGAGTCATATTGTCTCAGCCACCACACGTCTTTCTTAACCCTACATCTTGTGAAGGAGGTTGTCTCAGATTGCCTTATGTTCATCATTATAACGCTTTTAGTACTGCTTTAGGTGAACATTTAACGACAGGGTTCATAGCGTTAACTGAGATGTCGCCATTAAGAAGTATGAGCACTGCACAAGACGGTGTCACAATAACAGCGCTATGTTGGGCAGAAAACGTTGTTTTCGGGGCACCCACAAGTTCCAATTTACCTAACCTAGTGCCACAATCAGGTGACGAATATGGTAGAGGGATAATATCTAAACCATTGGCGGTTTTGTCCGATGTTGCAGGTGTTTTGTCAAGGATAACTTCTATTAGACCATACGCCTTGGCTTCGCAGTCGATTTTACATATGGGATCTCAGATTGCTATAGCTTTAGGATTTTCCAAACCGGCTATTGTTAGTGATATTTCGTACATGATTCCCCGCATTTCTCCCAATTTGGCAAGTGCCGTGCAGCATGACCCCATATACAAAATGACCTTTGACGATAAACAAGAAGTAACTGTTGACCCCAGTGTGGTGGGTTTGGCACGCAAGGACGATATGATGTTATCATCTATTGTTGAACGTGAATCGTATGTAACTAAGTTCGAATGGAATTCTAACGCATTGCCCGATTTGAATATATTTTATGCTAATGTTAATCCAACATTTTGGGCAAATGGTCCAGGAACTGGTGCTGCACAGCAGATTGCTATGACGCCTCTTGCTTATACTATGCAGGCATTTAGACAATGGCGTGGTTCTTTGCGCTTTCGCTTTGTTGCCGTCGCTTCTGCTTTTCACAAAGGGCGATTGCGCATTACGTATGATCCTAACGGTGTTACCGCTTCTCCAGGTCTTCCAGTAGAATATAATACAGCTTACACGTACATATGGGATTTGGCTGAATCACATGAGGCTATTATTGATGTTGGATACATGTCACACGTCCCTTACTTGAGACCTTTGCGGCCTGGTTTGGATGGCGTTGCTTCTATATATGGTATTGCCCCAGTTAATTTTAATCCTCTGGACAGTAATGGGCATTTGGTATTGTCCGTTGTCAATGAGTTAACTTGTTCCAATGCCGCATCAACCATTTCAGACATTATGATGTTTGTTTCAGCTGGACCAGATTTTGAGATGTTTGATCCAGTTGACGCCATAGACAATTATACGATGTTTCCACAAAGTGGTCAGTTGGAAGTAGAGGAACATTTTGCTAAAAGATTGAAACCACATGTCGTTTTCGGCAAATATATCAGTGCAAAAGACAAGGCGCCCATGGTTCATCATGGCGATCCAGTTACCAGTTTGCGTTATTTGCTTAAACGATATACAAGTTATATGTCAATAGCTTTTCCTCTGGTGGCGGGAGCTACTACATTGTTGTATCGCTTGAACTATTCCGCATTTCCGTTACATCGCGGTAAAGCTCCGGGAGCCATGCATTTGGCAAACAATATTCCTTATAATTATGTTTATCAGACTCCCATAACGTGGTTTTCCACATTGTTTTTGGCTAGGCGCGGTGGTATTAGGTGGAGATTGAGAGACGAATCCATGTCAGGAATTAACTTCACCCGCCTTAAAGTCATACGAAACACAATTTCTACAACAGCTGTTTACGGGCAAAATTCATATGTTCCTTTTACTAGCTCCAGTGATGGATCAAAGAAATACATTACCAGCGCACCAAACAGCGGCATGTCTGGCATGTCTGTAGGGACCACGAACGATGGTTTGCGAATGCATGCAGATGCTGAAATACCATTTCATTCTCC